CACGTCATGCGTGGAGTGATAATTAAATGGCTGGGCGTAGGCAGGGCGTCGGCTGTTGTTCTCATGACTGATGGGAATTCCCACGCAAACGCGGGCACACATACACGCGCGCGACAATATATAACTGGTTTCAACTTTTCTCTGGACGAAAAAAAGCCCGCCGAAGCGGGCTAAGTGTTTAGTTATTCATCCAAGCTTTATAGCGTAGTCCAGTGGCGGGATCAGTTAAATCGGTTAGATTTTCAATCGCACCGATTTTCTCAATAGCTTGTTTAAATTCAACCGTAGTCAAAATTCCAGATAGGTAATGTGAAATAAGTGCCATGATACTTTCATGAATCTCATTCAGTTTTTCTTGTGTCATATTAAACCCCTAAGAAAAAACCCTAGACCGTAGTCTAGGGTTATGAGTTAAAAAACTATTACTGGATACGCTTTTTGATTACTTCGAAAAATGCGTCACGTGCTAACCTGAATGTAACCATGTCCGCATGTGGATCACCAGTTTGCTTACCATGTGTCACTTTCTTTTCTTGATCTTTGAAGAAAGCTTGCCAAGCTTCGATCAAAGTTTTATTTGCCGCTCTAGCTTTTCTAGTAACACCTAAAATCGCTTTCTTGATGTCACTCTTTCGATTAGAACGATAGGTTGAAGCTTCATCACGCATTGTCTTAACTTGCGCTTTTAAACCTTTGTTCTCGATCTTGTTATATTCAACCGTAGTCATATTGATAGCATATGAATAGGTTAGAACGTGATGCCCTTCAGGTAAGGTTGTCTTATCTGATAGATTAGCAAAATCGCCCGCACTGGTGATAATGTACGGCACTGCTTTGTGTGTCTCTGCAAAGTGTTGATTGTATCCAGAATCTAGCTCTGCTTCTAATTCTTCGTTTTTGTGTTTAGGTTGCGCAAAATCTTTGTCGATACTTTTGATATAAGCAGCGACTGATTTAATAACACTAACACTTGCGTCATGCGCTTTTGATTGTTCAAGAGCGGCACTACGAGCGGAAACGATTTCAATACTTTTTTCAACGATAGCTTTTTTAGCCATGATAAACACCCCATAAAAGTTAATAAAAATACGCGGTTTGTTACATCGCGTAAGACATAATTTACTCATAATCGTTCTATATGTCAAGTTAAATATCACTTAATGTATGACGTGAAGCGATAAATAAGCCCGCTCGGCACGCTCGCGCAGATTCGCGCGCGACAATAAATAACTGGTATCAAAGCTGTAGGCACAAAAAAAGGGAGCCGAAGCTCCCTCTCTTTTAAATCAAATCAAATATGTAGTCTGGCTCAAGACCAAACTCATAGTGCAACATTTCTTCCGGGTCTGCGCCAGCTGCTACCTCTGCGCGTACATCGTCAATCCATTCCTGCGCCTCTTCACGACTCAAGCCGTCGCGTGTCATCAATACTTCTAATATGCTGTACTCTGAATAGTTCATTTGTCACTCCCTAAAGTTGGGGGCTTTCGCCCCCAGTTGATTAACGTAATGCTGTCCAGTTTTGCAACATGAAGCGTGCTAGTGCAAACATACTGTTCACACCGCGATTCCCATCTATATCTCTACTAACTAGATAAGCATCGCTGTTTACGACGTAATGTGGCAAAGACCAATACTCAGGGCCATCATCACCATGTCGTGCTATTACTGTTTCACCACATGTGTACCAATCTAAAAGATTACGCTCGTGGTGCATTGAACCAATATATTTACAATCCTCACAATCATGTGTCCACTTTGGATCCATTATTCACCTCTCACAAAAATGTTATTAAGTATTAAACCAATCTGCACACCTGCTACTACTAATATGCTTTGCTGTATCCACCTACCTTGCTCTACATCAAAGCCCCACGCTACACCTACTGTTGCACATGCTGCTGTTACAACTAACCACATCTTTTCTGATTTCATAATTCACTCCATGTGTTGTTTAAGGGATGGAGCGTATCTATCGCTCAGTTGTTAATGTACCTCTATCATCTATATATGTCAAGCCAAACTAGCATTATGTTTCACCCCTACCCCCTGCCACCCCCCACCCCCCAAATATGCGGTCGGAGTCCCGCCGCCCCTATACTCTTAGATTTGCACAAACGATCCCACTTTTTTTGAAATCTCACGCCCCACCAAAAAATATTTCGCAAAAATTTTCCAAAACTTAGTTGCTAAATTGACAAGTCTTTACATTCTAGAAATTCGTGTTATATTGCGCTAATTGTTCAACGAGCCACAGACCGCTTACATGAACGTAATTGTCCCCAACATCGAAGAAGATATTCCTCTGCCAGCCTCCGCGATGGATGCGCTGCCTGATATGTCGCCCCAGCAAGAAATAGAAATGCGGGCTAAGACTATTAAACTAATCTCAGATTTAAACGGTGTGGCTATAGAGCCAACTGAAGAACATATCAATCAGGCAAGAGACCTTGCCAAACAAATGATTACCAATCCAGCAATGCGACCTGAGTTTGCTAAGTACCCTAATGAGGTGATGGCATACCTTGCAGGTATGGTTGCACAATCCAACTGCATGATCGTAGAAGAGTTATCAGATTTAAAACTCTATGTAGTAAACAAACTTATTGCAGAAGTTGAGAACGCCAAAGATGCGAAGGCACGAATAACGGCATTAAGTAAGCTAGGCGAAGTCGATGGAGTTGACGCATTTAAGAAGCGCAGCGAGATAACACATAAAGTGCAGACTATTGAAGAGGTTGAGACCGAGTTGTTCAGTATATTGAACACGTTAGAAGATCAGATAACCGATGTAGAAGTCAGGGAGGTCTCTAGTGGGCTTGGAGAATCTTAAATTAACAGCTGAACATATAAATAAGATACGTGCGTCGTTAAATTCAATGCCGGACAATAAAAAACGCCGTGCAGTTGAGCTATTAAAACAGTATAAACAAGAGACAACACGCGAAATAAGCAAGGATTCGTTCCTAGATTTCGTAAAACATGTCTATCCGGGCTACAAAGTTGGTCCACATCACTATAAATTAGCCCGTATTTTCGAAGAAATTGCCGCTGGCAAGAAGAAAAGGGTGATAGTTAATATTGCACCGCGTCATGGCAAGTCAGAATTGATCAGTTATCTAGCTCCGGCGTGGTTTTTGGGTAAATATCCGCAAAAAAAGATCATTATGGCGTCCCATACAGCGGATTTGGCGGTCAATTTCGGTCGTAGAGTGCGTAACTTAGTAGGTTCAGACCCATACCATGACATTTTTCCACAAATTGAGCTACAAGCTGACTCGAAATCTGCCTCACGTTGGGGTACTAATTTTCAGGGCGAATATTTTGCTATTGGTGTTGGCGGCGCTCTTGCTGGTAGGGGTGCAGACCTATTCATTATTGACGACCCACACTCTGAACAAGACGCGAAAACAGGACGACCGGACGTGTTCATTCCAGCATGGGAGTGGTTCCAATCGGGTCCTCTACAGCGTCTCATGCCCGGAGGGGCGATCATCATCGTAATGACAAGATGGTCGAAGTTGGACTTAACTGGTCAGATTATTACGCAGATGGAGCGTGCAGAAGGGGTAGATCAGTGGGAAGTAGTTGAGTTTCCAGCGATTGATGAGAACGACAACGTACTTTGGCCTGAGTTTTGGTCGGCAGAAGAACTACTTGCTAAAAAAGCGGGTATGGATATTCGCTACTGGAACGCCCAGTACATGCAGCAGCCGACGTCTGAAGAAGGCGCACTAATTAAAAGAGAGTGGTGGCAGATATGGGAAGAAGAAGACCCACCTCAATGCGAATTTGTGATTATGTCTTTGGATGCCGCACAAGAAGCGAACAACCGATCTGACTTTAACGCTCTTACAACATGGGGTGTTTTCTTCAATGAAGAGACTAATAACTATGCAATAATCTTACTGAACAGCATTAAGAAGCGCATGGAGTACCCTGAATTAAAAGCATTAGTTCTTGAAGAATACGGTCAGTGGGAACCCGATGCGTTTATCGTGGAGAAAAAGTCTTCTGGCTCAGTGTTGTACCAAGAGATGAGAAGGATGGGTGTGCCAGTACAAGAGTTCACACCGGGCAAGGGACAAGACAAGATTTCCCGTGTAAATGCGGTATCAAGTTTATTTCATGGGGGCATAGTATTTGCCCCACAGAGACGCTGGGCGCAAGAAGTTATTGAGGAATGTAACGACTTCCCAGCAGGTATTAATGACGACTTAGTTGACTCGACAACCCTTGCTCTACTGAGGTTCCGTCAGGGTGGTTTTATCCGTCTAGATACGGACGAGAAGGATGAGATTCAACTATTTAAATCTAAGCGCAAAAAAGCTTATTACTAAGGACA